GACCAACCTTTATCACAGCTGAAAGCGTGTCTTTACCATGGAGTGGTAGTCATGCAGATTGTTTAATAGAGTTGAGTAGTGAATTTTGGACACCGACTGGATCCATTTAATTTAAAAGTAAAATAGACTTATGGCAAATGATAGACTTATATTAAGAAATGGGGCTGTTTCAGAAAGCTCGATACTTGCGGTAGAAGGAGGCGGTGCTCAAGGTTTACCAAATGCATCCGAAGATAATTTACATGTCGGTATAACCTCAGCTCCTAGGCCTGCAAGACTCACAGAAAATAAATTTACCGGTGAAGTACTATCTAGCCAAACCGCAGGAGATAATTTAACCATTGGAAATGTTTGTTATTTAAGAACAAATGGTAAGTGGTTTCAAGCTAGCGCATCCCAAACTGCAAGTGGTGATGGTTTATTAGGAATAGCACTTAATACCGCTAGTACTAGTGGTGGAGTTGATATCCTTATAAGAGGAATAATAGGTACTAGTAGTGATATGCTTACATCAATTGGTTCCGGTGTTGGCCAACCAATATACTTATCTACCACCAGTGGTACTATGTCTCAAACTGCGCCGTCTAGCGAAAACAACATAGTCAGAATCCTAGGACACTATATAAACCTAGTAAACGGAGAAACAGAAAAATATGTAATATCATTTAATCCAGACAGTATCTGGTTAGAATTGTAAGCCATGGCAGATATAACGAAAGTAATGGTTGTTGAGATTGGTGATATAGCAAAGCTAGGTCCGAAAGACAAAAGCACTGTAGCAAAGCTAGGTTCAAAAGATATACCTGCAGCAGGACCCACGTGTACTATAATTGAATTTGGATATAATAATAAAACCCCGTCCAATGCATGTAGTCATTATGCTAGCGGTGAAACGGCGAATTATTATCACGATGAAACAAATGGAACCCTATACTCCGATAGTTGTGGCGGTACAGAAGCAGCAGATGGTTATTATGCTAACGGCGATGGGTATCGTCAATACTCCGGAGGTACTCTATCAGAGCCCCTAGGAGGATGTAGATCCGACAGAAGATTGAAACATAATATTTTATTCAAAGAATATTCTGAATCAGATATTCCAATCTATGAATTTGAATATATTAACGAATCAGATGGTATTGGTACTTATGTAGGAACCATGGCTCAAGATCTTATTAAACTTGGAATGCATGACGCAGTAACTTTAGATGCCGATGGATACTATTCTGTGCATTATAATAAGATTGATGTAGATTTCAGAAAAGTATAATTAGTTAATTTTGTTATAACATATACCACTTAATAATCTGGATATAGGTTTGTGTTTATATCCAATCTTTCATATTTATATAAAAAGGTAATACATGGCAGTTAATATTCCTATATGGCCCGGATCTTCTAGTTTTTTTCCCGGTGATACACCATTTGGTTTTTATGATAATGATTATACATTCCAAACTGAAGCCGATCAAATGGCTGATTGGTGCGCGAAGCGTTTAGGATATCCATTATCAGATATCGAATTACAGGCTATAAACTTATACGCATGTTTTGAAGAAGCGGTTACGGAATACGGAGCTCAGGTAAATACATTTAATATTCGTGATAACATGTTAAGCCTATATGGTTCAGCTACAGGTTCAAATTTAACTGGACAGAAAGTATCAGCTACCATGGGCGGATTGATTGAATTAGCCGAGGAATATGGAACAGAAGCAGGTTCTGGTGGTAATGTGACATATTATACTGGTTCTATTGCAATGACATCTGGACAGCAAATATATGATATGGCCGATCCTTCGATTGTAAGTTTGGAGTCAGGAACTGCTGGTACAGATCCAATCGAAATAAAAAGATTATATCATGAAGCACCTCCGGCATTAGCAAGGTTTTTTGATCCATTTATGGGATCAGGTATTGGTACTCAGCAAATGTTAGATTCATTTGGATTCGGAAGTTATTCTCCTGGATTATCATTTATGATGATGCCGGCATATGCAGATGTATTAAGATTACAAGCAATTGAAATTAATGATACAATACGTAGATCTGCATATTCATTTCAAATGTCAAATAATAGATTACGAGTATTACCTATACCAAATGGTTCGGCATTTACTAAAATACATTTTGATTATATATTGAAATCAGATCGTAGTAATGCATTGAAAGGAGCAACCGGCACCGTTTCAGATTTTTCAAATGTACCATATGAAAATGTGATATATAAAAATATTAACTCAGTAGGTCGTCAATGGGTACGAAGATATTCATTGGCTTTAGCAAAAGAGATGTTAGGATATATTAGAGGTAAATATCAATCATTACCTATTCCTAATGCAGAAATAACATTAAACAGTTCGGACCTTATATCGGCGGCACAAACCGAAAAAGAGGGTCTTATAACGGAGTTAAAAGAGATACTTGATACAATGTCCAGACAAGCACAATTGGAAAGAAAACAAGCGGAATCAGATGCAATGCTATCACAGTTCAATAAGATTCCAATGAAAATTTATATAGGATAACTATGGCTTTATTCGGCTCAGCTAGAGATGCAAATTTGATCAGATCTGTTAATCGTGAATTGATTAATAAATACATTGACACAGAGGTTGGGTTTTATAAATTAAATTTAGAATCCACAAAGACAAATTTATATGACGAATCTGATAATAAAGTTTATTACGGAGTAATGAAAATAAATTCTATTATATTAAGAGAGACGAGGACACAGCAAGCAGATGATTTTGGAATAGATTATACAAGGCCAGTTACATTTGGATTTGTACGTGATGATCTCAAAGATAAAAATATTATAATTGAAACAGGTGATGTTATCGAATATAATGGGGAATATCATGAAGTGGATAGTGTTTCGGCATCTGAATTCTTTGCTGGTAAAAATCCATCGCGTGATTTAGGATTTAATTTAGGTGAACGTGATGAGTTTGGATATAGCGTATCTGTAATATGCGAAACTCATGTAACAAGAAGAAACAGATTAAATATTGAAGAAGTGCGTAGTGGTATTAATAAACCAAATAATATACCGAGGAACTTATGAGCAAGCCAGAATTAAATAAAACATATAGTTCATTTTCAAATAATAGCAAGCCTGCTAATGTTAATCAGATTAGACGAGATGATGATGTTGTCAAAACTCCGAAGTGTACTATATATGATATTGATTTTGCTATCATGTCATATATTTCTGATACAGTGCAACCTCAGGTATATGAAAATGAATCGCTGGTAGATGTTCCGATATTTTATGCCAATGGTGAAAAATGGGCCCAATTCCAATCACGTGGTTATATGTTTGATGAAAAAGGAAAGGCGATGACCCCATACATGGCAATTCGTCGTAATTCAATGGCTGAACGTGATTCGTTAAGAACATTAGGCGTAAATAAAAATCCAGATGGTAATGATTATGTATATCGCAATAAACATACGTTAGCTAATCGATATGATAGATTTTCAGTATTACAAGGAGTTAAACCTAGTCAAGAATATTATGTTTCACCCGTGCCTGAATTTGTCGATGTAACATATGACATGTATATATGGACTGAATATACAGATCAATTAAATTCTATCATTGAACAGATAATGCCATTAAATGGTTTTGCTTGGGGTACTACTTGGAAATTTCCGACTCATATATCTGATTATTCTTTTGAGACAGTTAATAGTACCGGCGAAGATAGATTAGTAAGAGCGACATTACCATTGACAGTTAAGGGTACACTGCTCATGCCGTATGAATTAAAAGCTTCTAATTTACAGAAAAAATACTCAGTCAAACGTATTACATTTAGCAATGAAACATCTACATTTAATGTTAATGTACAAGATGCACCTCCGGGTGGATATGACAACCAATAGCATATTTATAAGTAATTTACAACATATTTTATATTAACATTTACAATAAGACCTACCTATGAAACACCTACTAATTGCACTACTACTAATCCCTACGATCCTATTAGGGCAAACAAGAAAATTCAGACCTGACAAACAATCTTATATAGAAGCTAACACTGGCATTGGTGTTAAGGATGGATGGCAGGTTAGTGATTTACCCTTCACATCATTAACAATTGGTCGGACCAGTGACTTTGGAGACTACAGCTTAATCGATATGTCAGTAGGTGTAGGCTTTCCAGATATCTGGACTGCAAAAATAGGTTTAGGATCATATTATGATATGGGTGGTATAGAAAACGTAAGTATAATATTAGGAATACGATTTAATCCAGCTATGATTTATACACAGGTACATGTAAAACACAAAGAACAAGGATTTTTTACATTTTCAACCGAACTAGGCACTGGATACTCAGGAAGAGGAGAATATAAACATCTCCTCAATGTTGGATATAAATGGCCATTAATTCTTAAAAAGAAAAAAAATGAACCTGCGAGATTCTTTCCGAAACGCTAACTTTCTTTTTCTAATCTTATGCATCTTATCATGCAAAAAGATAGATGATCAAGGTTATAGAATTTATAAAATAAAAGAAGGCCGACACCGTTCTAATACAGCATATTGTACAACTAAAAGTAATTATATAAGTTTCGAAGCTATATTTGATGAATCAGCACAATATATTTCTAACGATTTGGTTAATCAATATGATGTAAATAAGCTGTATGGAGTCAGCGACTATGGAACCTCTCATACAAAAAATTCAATACGATTTGGTTGGAGGTGGTTAAATGATAGTCTTGAAATTCTATGGTATAAAAGAGAAGATGGAGATTTTAGTTTTGGTAACATAACTACAATAGAGTTAAATACTTCATATCATTATTCAATTACTTTTACTGAAGACTCTTATATCATGAGAATAGATGGTATCGAAGTAAAAGTAAATCGAAAACATTCTGGTACATACAGAAAATATTATCTATATCCATACTTCGGAGGTAATGAAAAAGCTCCTCATAATATAACCATACATATAAAATAAACGGTGGTTATGGCATTTAACAGTATATTTATATATGAACAAAAATAAAGGAATTAGTTATGGCAGAAAGCAAAAAGTTAGGACAAGAAGAAATGCAGTCTATTGAAGAATTGCGTAATCAAAGTACCGATTTAATCTTTCAATTTGGACAGATTGAAATGGAAATAATGATAACACAAAAAAGATTATCAGAATTGGAAACAGCAAAGTTAAACCTGGAAAAAGAATATATTACATTGCAAGGTAAAGAACAGCAAGTAATCAATGATTTGACAGAGAAATATGGTGCCGGATCACTTAATATTGAAAATGGTGAATTTATTGCATCTTAATGCAGGTTTGGCGTTACTAATAGATATTTATATGAAATTGAAGATTTTTAATTAAGGAGCAAAATAATGGCAGAAAGAATTGTATCACCTGGTGTATTTACGAATGAAGTTGATCAGTCGTTTTTACCCGCAGGTGTTGCCGCAATAGGAGCAGCGGTTATCGGACCTACACAAAAAGGTCCAGCTGGAATACCAACAACAATTACGAGTTACTCAGATTTCGTACAGACATTTGGTGGAGCATTTAGTAGTGGATCAGGAGCATCCGAAAATTCATATAAGTATTTAACAAATTATATGGCTCAGGAATACTTGAAGTATGCTGATACATTAACTGTTGTACGTGTCTTGGCAGGATCATATTCACCGGCAGTAGCTTCTGTAACATCATCTGGAACACCTGGTAACTCATTTACATTGACAACATTATCTGATGGTGCTGATCAAAATAGTGCAGGACCAGAAGGAACAAATAATTCATTAGCATCCGGTTCTGTTAACAACTTAAGATGGGAAGTATCAAATGTAAGTGATACAAAAGGTACATTTACATTGTTAATTAGACGTGGTGATGATACTAGTAAAAGAAAAACAATATTAGAACAGTATAATAACTTGACATTAGATCCTAATTCAAATAATTATATTGCTCGTGTAATTGGTGATCAATCATTTACATTGAAAGATAGTGGAACAACAGATCCATTCCTTCAATCATCTGGTTCATTTGTAAACAGATCAAAATACGTTAGAGTAGCTGTTGATAAAACAACATATAATTATTTAGATGTTAATGGTGAAGTGAGAGATGGTTCTTTGTCAGGAAGTTTACCTCAAGCAGTTTCTGGAACATTTTCAGATGGCTCAGATGGGACAGTAGTTCATCCTCGAGCATTTAATGATCAAATATCTAATACAAATACACAAGGATTTAATTTAGCTACCGCAGGAACAAAAACATCATATGATGATGCAATCTACTTATTAAAGAATCAAGATGAATATGATATCAACTTGTTAGCATTACCTGGATTAGTTGATAACTTTACAAACCATGCGGCAGTACTATCTACAGCATTAACAGCAATGGAAGATCGTTCAGATGCATTCTTATTAATAGATCCTGTAGAATATGGAGCAACATTATCAACAGCAGCTGCTAAGGCAGAAGCAAGAGATACAAATTATGCTGCTGAATATTGGCCATGGTTGAAAATTCCAGATGTAGATCTAGGAAGAAATGTTTGGGTACCAGCATCGACATTGATACCAAGTGTATATGCATTCAATGATAGAGTAGCGGCACCATGGTTTGCACCAGCTGGTTTAAACAGAGGTGGATTGGATATAGTTGTTCAAACAGAAAGAAAATTAACTCAATCAAATAGAGATACATTATATGAATCAGCAGTGAATCCAATTGCAACTTTCCCTAATACAGGTGTAGTTGTATATGGACAGAAAACATTGCAGAAAAAAGCATCTGCTTTGGATCGTGTAAATGTCAGAAGATTATTGATAACTGCTAAGAAGTTTGTTGCATCGGCTACTAAGTTCTTGGTATTTGAAAATAATACGGCAGCGACTAGAAATAGATTCTTATCAATAGTGAATCCTTATTTTGAGAATGTTCAACAAAGACAAGGTTTGTTTGCATTTAAAGTTGTAATGGATGAAACAAATAATACTCCAGACGTAATTGATAGAAATGAGATGAGAGGGGCTATTTATTTGCAACCTGCGAAGACGGCTGAATTCATTATTATTGACTTTAACATATTACCTACCGGAGCTTCGTTCCCAGAATAGAAGAATGAGTATATTTATATTAAATAGAAATTAATTGGAGTAAATAGATGGCAGAATTATTAGATCCCACCGAGATATTTTATACGGCGTATGAACCTAAAATGGCAAACAGGTTCATTATGTATATTGAAGGAATTCCTTCATATCTTGTCAAGGCAGCTTCTAGACCGTCAATCGACCAAGGTGAGGTTATTCTTGATCACATCAATGTTGAAAGAAAGTTGAAAGGTAAGTCAAGATGGCAAGATGTAACAGTAACCTTATATGACCCTGTAGTTCCTTCTGGAGCGCAAGCAGTAATGGAGTGGGTGAGACTACACCATGAATCTGTAACGGGTAGAGATGGTTATTCTGATTTTTATAAGAAAGATATAACATTTAATACATTAGGTCCTGTTGGGGATAAAGTAGAAGAGTGGACATTGAAAGGTGCTTTCATATCATCAGCAACATTTGGAGATATGGATTGGTCTACAGAAGATCCTGTTAATATTGAACTTACTCTAAAATATGATTATGCAATCCTTCAATTCTAGAATAAAATCATAAAGCTTAAGAAATCC